GGTGGCTGGTAGACATACATGTCTTGTATAGGTGCCTGAGCACACGATACGTCGGGAATTCTACGTCCCTCCTTTGTCTTTCCGCCCTCGAAACCACCAGTGCTGCCGATTTCACTACAGTTGAGCTGATTTACGGCTTTCTTACACGACGCCGAGTCTACATAGAACATACCAGGCGGGCACTTACCAATTGTTGGTTGGTATACGGGGGTTCCACCAGCAGCATCGCTCGCAGCCTCGTTACGCTCGGATACAAGTGATAACAAACCACCAATAAAGGTTTGGGCACTGTCTCCATTAAATTTGGTACCACCATCAATACAAATGCCGCAACTCTCATAAGTCGGGTCATCTAACTTTGAGCAACTATCACGAGTTTTTAGGTCATTTTCACACTGGCGTGCCTTCACAAGTAGGTCATTGGGTGGGGGCAACTGTGCTTTTATACCCATCGGTTTAGGACCCATATTAGTCGGAGATGCTGTTGTTGGCGCAATATCAGGATTCGCTAAACTGTTTGTAAGAATTTTGTTGGCACTGTTTGTAAGTTCATTAAACTGCTGTAAATACTGGGGTATTGTAAGTGTTGTATTATCTTCAATGCCCGACGGTGCTACAGCAAATGTTGGCAATATAGGATCTAAACTTGCACCTAGACCATTGTATTGACGATTTCCGCTCTCAATCATACCTTTGCGCTCACTTAGATAGTTTCCCATGTAATTCTTGTAGCCACCACCTGTAAAGGTCTGGAACCCCTCCTTATTTTTAAGGGCGATGGGTATGATAAAAGTACATACAAATATTACCACAAGCAGCACCACAATTACTGTGCTAAGCATGCCTCTACCAAATTACATCAAAATAATATCGGTAGAGTTCGGGGACGAAAGATTAGACATTATCGGGGCGGATATTGGATGTAGAATCCATATCACGCGTGATAATACGTAGGACAAAGTTTGTCTGGCGGCTTGTATTGATAAGGGCACAGCCGGTCTGTACGGTTGCCACCGTGTTTAGGATAGACGTGAGACCCGCGGTAGAGCCGCTAGTGGCGTTCTCCTCCTGGGACAGGAATCCGCCAAAATAGGAGGGACCCTGATTGCGTGTCGTACCACCGGTGGTAGCAGGATTATCAAAGCGGTTACGAATGATGATGACGTTACAGTAGCCGGCATTATTACGTCCAAGGTTAATAGTAGAATTTCCGCCAGAGACGTTGATATAGCCCGTGGCAACAACATAATGCCCTTCAGACTTATTGATGAAGTCTGTGAAATCTACAGCACCGCTGGCGGTGAATGTACCAGACGGCATAACAGTACAGCCCTGAATATTGATGATATCGCCCTCGGAAATAGCACTGAACAAGAAGAAGTTTGTCGTCTTGATAAAGATGTAGGGATTCTCAGTATTTGTGCCTGTGACGCTAGAGTAGTTTGTATTATCGGTCGTAGTACCAGTGCCGCCAAAGTTTGTGATTAAATCGCTGAGTTGAATACGGCTAATAAAGAAGACGTCGGGATCTGGGCTGATAAGCTCCGTATTATGCCGCTCCATACGGATTGTTAGACGGTTCAGGGTCGCTAATGGTGTCGGTGTGTATACACGTTGCGTCTTGAGGAACTTAGGAATAAAGCCGGTGTAGCCAGTCTTATCGGCAGGAATATTGCCGAAGGCAGCGGAGGTAGAGGGTAGGTATGACTGGGGGACGTATAAATCGGAGGACCACGTCGTATCGTACTGGACAATAGCAAACGTATTATCCTCATCGGGATTCGTAGAGAAGGAGTTGTTGTTGAGTTCGGCAATACGGACGCTTGCAAACGGCAACGAGAAGATATTGACAACACGGCTAGTATCGTAAGAGCCCGCTGCCGGAATACGTACAAGTGCCGTGAGCGACTCAATTGGCACAATTGCCTTCACAAACTCAATACGCTGAATATTGCGGAAACGCTGCTGAACGGCACTGTTGTACCCGAGAGCCCCAGTAGTATTGCCGGTATTGAAGATGACGGAGAAGTTGTAGCGGTTTTCGCTGTTGTTGAGGAGCCAATTACGGTCGGAGCTTGTAATAAACACGTTATACTCGGTTTCACGGTACTTGACGACATCCTCCTGGGGAATGATATAGTCCTGAGGGCGGGGAGCAAGCTGGGGCGGCGGCGGGTCGGCTTGGGGCGGGATAGGCTGCGTGGCAGAGGGAGGAGCCTCCTCGCGAATCTCTAGACGGGGCGGCATAACCGACGCCGCTCCATTCTGGGCGGATTCCACCTTCTTGTTCGGAAATGGCTGGGCAACGGGGATACCAAGGGCACGTGCCTGGTCCTCGCGACGCTTCGTCTCACGCTGCATCAGTAGAACGGGATCCTCCTCATCGTCAAGTTCGGGTGCGGGCGCACGGAAATCGGGAATACCGACCTGCGGAATAGGGATGGGTGCGCGGGAAGCCATCATATTATTGTAATTAGAGCCAGTATCCTGGAAAAGGCGGGATACATCCTCGCCACGGGGATAGGTACCTACAGATATTGTGGTAGGGGGCTGTGCCGCCTGCTGCTTGCGGAACCACGCATCCATAGATATTTCGGTTTCGCGAATGACTTCAGTGGCAAGAGCGTTCTGCGGCTTATCCTGTCCCTGAACACGAGCGACTTCCGTCATAAAATGTTGAGTGTACTTTTGGAGTTTCTCGTCTATCTTTTCGGGCAATGCCGAAACTCCCATTTTCTTCGCATAGCGTGTGCGTAAGAATCCTACAATTTTGGAGTAGTTTGCTCCGTTTAGAAACAAGTTCTGTTGCGGACCACCTGTTCGTCCGGACATCTTTCTAAACTACCAAGATATATCATAAAATTCAAACAGAACGCTGAAGAATTAGATACATAATGTTTTTAATGCCTCATCCAAAGCCCCCTTTCGCGGTGTCTCTTCGGCAAACATAATATCACGAATTTTATTGACTTGGTCGTCATTTAGCATATTTTTACAAATATCTTGGAATTCTTTGCCCTTGAGCAAGCATATAATCACTAATAAGCAAAATGTGCCACACTCGGACGTTTTCCGCTGATGACGGATATCGTTATAATAGACATTCTTACAGCCTTGGTCCTTACAGCGTTTGAGAAGTCGCGCAATTTCCTCAGGTGGCTCATATCCATAGGAATCGTAGTAGTAGGCATTTCCTTTTTCAAGGTCAATGAAGGCACATATCCAATGCGAGCCCGGCTCATCGTGCGGGTCTAGATTGAAAATAATACCAATTTTCGTTTTACCCTTCCGAGCCGATTCCTGTAAATCCAGCCGGCAGAGTTCGTTAACAATACACTTTCCCCAGGCGTTTTCGTCTTTGGCATCAAAATCAATAGGAACGGGACCGATAAACTCAAAAGACGGATAGGCAGCTTCATACTGTTTCATCACGTCTTCAATATTGTAACTATCCAGCCAATCGGTAGGCTTCTTGTCCCATTTCTTGGGCTTTTCGGGTTTGAAGTATTCTTTTAACTCCCTCTTCTCATTGTCCGATATTCCAGGTAGTTTCTTCACAGCACAAAACTCCGTTTCGCATTTGTAGTGTGATTTCATATTATCGCGTAATTGATTCCAAAGAGTTGTATTTGGTTGTGTGTCTACACCGGCGGCTTGCTTTCCGTTTTTCCGCGTCTTACGGACGCTTATTTTGTGCCGGGGATGGGTTTTGTTCCACGCACGTGTTAAGCGCTGAAGAGCACTATGCGGCAAACAGGTCTCCCCGTCCCGGCGGTGTAGTGCCGGATTACATTGGAATGCTGACATTACAGATACCTCCTTATAGTATAATTAGAAAAAGATAAGCCATTGTAAATGGATACATCGAATCCGTCTTGTAGTATCGGTGTAAAGAAGCGGCGCAGACATAGAGACCCCGTAATCAAGGATGTGTTTTTCCGCCGGTTCTTTGCTCCACTTATTGTATCAATTCTGATATTATGTGGAGTTTTAGCGGTTATATCAACCCCGCCCGGCACCGGTATAAATTGGGAGGGGTTTGCTACAGCGTTCGGCGATACAGCAAAGACGGTGGTAAAAGGTGGTGGTTTGCGCAGGCGATAAAATGCTCATATAATAGAGTATGGCATTTGACGCACCTTATATGGTCTCGATTGCCATTTGCGGCATGTTAGCGATTATTGTAGGTGTAACATACGGTACACTTTTGCCGAAGGATTCCGCACAGAATACGAAACTGATGGCGATCGTGACCGTATTTAGTTTTGTAGCATCATTGATTGCCTACGCCCTTGCACTTTATCATTTTAGCCATAATCCTGGGCAAATGGCTCAGTTTATACTTGGAATTGTGATGATTATTATATTGCCGTGTACTCTTATTTCGGCAAGTATCTCCACGATTACCATAAGTAATTTAAGGGATACGTTAGCCACACGGGGACGATAAGCAGCCGCAGCCGCCGCCTAAACAATTCGCTTCATAATAATCTAATATGATGAAGCGGCTTGATATACCGTTTATGTTTATTGGACCGGCAGGGTCTGGTAAAACAAAAGAGCTCCGACGGCTTATTGAAGAGGAAAATAAGGGAAAGATTACATATCCATTGGAAACCCGTATATTTACGGTCGGAGATAGTTATGAAGCCCGTGTATTTACGAGCCCATACCATTTTGAAATTGATATTCCGAACCTATCAATGCAAGATAAGCAGATTATTGGTGACCTTCTTACCAGTTTCTTTTCAAGTGGCGATGTGCTAAATAGCCTACGGTCTTCCTCCCGTAAATTGGTAGTTTTACGACGCGCACATAGTCTTTCTCTAGCCGCTGCGATTCGTGTCCGTGCCATTATTCAACAGTTTGTTCTACCGCCCGAGGCGGCAGGCATGCTCTGGCTTACCGCACGCGAAATTACGGGTCCGCTTGCTCTTCTAGACGACGCCTTTGTGAGATATCGTATGCCGCGGATGTCTTACCCAACGTGGCAAACCAACGTCCCGCCGCCCTTTGCTAGCCAACTTGCGTATGAAAAATGCGAAGGACGACCTGAGCGTATTGATGAGATTCAAAAGTATTTACCTAATCAAGTTCCATCGCAGTGGCCATGGCGTATTCAGGATTTCTATGACGAAATGATTGCATCACTGATTCAGAATGCACGATCCGGTAGGAAGCCCGACCTTAAAGTCGTCCAGTGGCTGCGTGCGATTGTGTATCAGGCACTCAGTTTCTGTCAAACGGGACCCGAGATTATTGATAGTTGCGCCGCCGCGATTCAGCGTCAGCATACGCTGCTAGAGCCCCACGTATTCTGGCTAGCGATGAAGTCGTTGACAACCGCCGAACCGCATACGTCCTACCGCACCCCGCTCTCACTAGAATCAGCCGTACTCTTTTTGTTCGAAACCGTGAGAACCAATTCATCCTTGCTGCCTTTGCTACCGCCACAGACACATAAAAAAGACACGCCAGTACAAAATGAGCCAGTCGGCGCTAGCACTGCTCCAATCAGTCCCGCTGCCCCAACAGAAGCCGCAAAGGCAGCCCCAGCCGCTAAGCCCGTACGAGTTCGCCGAAGCAAAAAAGCAGATAGCTAGCGGCTGGGAACAGCAGACCATTTTCTCTTTGTTAGAAAATCCAGGAGTTCAAGGGCTCAAATATGAACTTTGGCAGGGAAGTACGCTGTATTTGATTACACCTATTATTGGCAAGGCTAGCGAAGTTGCACGTACAACCGATGCGATTCTCCAATGGTTAGGTGCCGCACCAGGATTTAATATTTATATATGGTTTCGTGATGACCCGCGTGAACTTAAGGCAAATCAGTGGCCGACAAAGGCACAGGTGAACGGCGGATGGACAACTGTCGGTACACCGAATATTATAATTTATCGTAGTGAGGAGTGGGAGCGGGTACTTATTCACGAAATGATTCACGCAATGAAGTGGGATTGGGATGTTGGACCGATGCCGGCACCGTGCTGGAAGATGAATAAGACCGATAAACTCAATCCGCATTTGTTTGAGGCGTGGACGGAGTTGTATGCGGAATGGCTAGCGTGTGCGTGGTATGGAAAATCGTGGGATAATCAGCGTAAATGGCAGGACTTACAGGCAACACAGCTTTTAGCACGAGCAACCCATAAATGGGAGGAAAATACAAGTGTATTTGCGTATTATGTATTGAAAGCCGCCTTAGCACCCCATTTTGAGTTTTTATGGGTTTTTGGGCAGGGAAAAACTTCAGAAGAGAAACAGTATGTTATGTGCGGATTGGTGACGCCAGAATTGGAGCGTCTGCGTGCTTTAGCAAAAAATACTGTTCCACAGGATATGCGTTTAAGGATGAGTGTGCCAGATGTACTTAATGGATTAGAACGATGAAAAAATTGACCCATCTACAGCCAAACTGCCGATTCAGCATTCCGAAAACACTATATCTCTTCCTAGACTTCCTACTTCCTACTTCTTACTATGGGTATCCGTGGATTAACAGGCTGGATCCGATGGGCGGCACCAGCATCTGTCAAAACGCCCAATTGGGCTTCCTTCGCCAAGAAGCGTGTCGGCATTGACATTCTTGGTTTCCTTTACAAGGCGAAAGCCAACAAGACACATCCAATTACTTACATTGCGCACCTGATTGCGAAATGTAGGGAATACAATATTATTCCGATACCGGTCTTTGACGGAAAGCCACCGGACGAGAAAC